ATTACGATCTTTAGTAACTTTATCAAAGTACTTTTGTGCATCAGCCAAGTGTTGTTGAGCTGTGGCAGACATTTCTTCATGCTTGTGATCATGTAGTTCTTGTTCACAAGCGTGGCATTTCTTGTCTTTCAACTTAGCAAGCTCGTCAGCGTATTTTTTTACGCTTCGCTCCGCTTGCGCTGTCGCGCTTTCTAGCGTTGCCCGCTCCTTGTTCAAGCTCTTGAGTTTGGCAGACTTCTCATCAAACACTTTAAGTTCTGCATGAAGTTCTAGCTCACGTTCAATGTCAACATTTTCTAGTTCCACAATAGCACGGGCAGTCTTTTCAATGTCTGCATCGTGTTGATTATTCCATGCATTTTGTCTGGTCAGCAAGCTGTCAATACTAATTTGAATCTTCTCGTTAGATTTTTTAGCGGCTTCGATGTCAGCACTTTCTTGTAGCACTTGATCTTTTGTTGCTTTAATTAATTCTTTAAGAGTTTCTGCCTTCTCACTAAGAATTGTAACACCCAACAGTTGCTCGATAATAGCCCGTTGTTCATTAGCTCGCATTGACAAAAACGGTTCTGTATATGTGTTAAGAGCAACAATGTGTTTGAACATATCGTGACTCATACCCAGCAAGTCGTCTAAGTCCTTCTGGGTTTCACGCATATCTCCTTGTGCGTCATCAGTTTCGTCTGTTTCTTGTTCTTGATCATTAACGTAGAATTTCATAAGCGTAGGTTTACGCCCACGCTCAATGCGATAATCAATGCCGTCTTTTTCAAACGCCAATGTAACCAACATGTTTTTATTGTTGATCTTGTTGATGAGATTATCTTTTTTGATGTTGGTCAGTGCATTGCCAAATAGTGCATAACTGAGTGCGTTAACGATTGTGGTTTTACCTGTGCCGTTTCTGCTACCGTTATCATCACCACCTTGATCCAAGTTTTCACCCAACACCAGCGTTAAGTTTTCTTGTGCAAAATTTACAGCCTGGGTTTGATTGCCCACGCTCATGAAGTTTTTAACGGTTAATTCTTTAATCTTTATCATAGGCTATTGTAAATTTCCAACAAGGTATTCTTATTATACGTGTCCGAGTCAATGTTTACAATCTGATTGGAAACAATCTGGTCTACACTTTCAAACGCTTGGATATCGATATTAGTATTAATTTCAACTTCTTTGCGTTCTGCAATCAAAGTAAGTTCTCGGATATCATAATCTGTAATAAACTTTTCTTTGATAAAACTTGCTTCTTCATAACTGATATCAATATCCAATGCAACACGCAAATGTTGTTTAGGTTTGATAATAGTATCGGCTTCGTCGATTAGTCGACTTAGTGTAACTGTTCGGAACGTAGGTTGAGCCGGCCAACTGTGATACTCTGGTTCACCGTTCCATTCTAAAATCATCATGCCACGGTCGTCATCCCATGCATCTGCGTAATTGTGCGGAAATGCATTGCCAATATAAATCATGTTCTTTTGTTGCTGACGCTTGTGAAAGTGCCCGCTAAAACCAAGCTCGTATCCTTTAAAACTATCCAATGCAATCTCACCATGATCCGGCATCTGCACCATAGCGTTCATGAAAAAGCTAGGAAGCTCAAAGTGACCAAAGATATATTTACCGCCTTTTTTGCCTATTGTTTTCCACTCGTCGCCAACCAGCCACGGACAAAGGGTAACATCTCCCACAGTAATAGGCTCGTGTACGACAGTAATGCCAGGGATGTATTTTCCAAATTCCACACTGTGGATGTCCCGTTTATCTTTGTAATACAAATCATGATTACCAGGAAAGAAAAAGAACTGATCAAACGCCTGCCCCAACTTTTCCAGGGCCCTAAGACTGTAATCCATTGTAGTAATATTAAGGCTATTACGGTTATGGTGCCAGTCACCCATAAAGATACCTGTATCACAACCTTTCTCCTTTGCTTTAGCAATATACCAATCTACAAAATCTTCACAGTCTTGGTTGTGTACTGAACTGTTAGATTTTAAACCAAAATGTATGTCTGTAAAACAAGCAACTTTTTTAAACAGTTGGGTCATTCGATATGTCCTCGTTGTGTCGTTTCAGTGCGGCCGCATGTTCACCTGCGCCAGTACGTGAATAACTTGGATTCATTCCGTTCATTTCTAGGATGTCGTCACGAATATTTTGGTTGCGCTTTTCAATATTAATAACCCGCACAAAACTATTAGTAACTGCGGCAGTAAAATAAGCAAACGGATTATCGCTTTTAGATTCGTCAAATTGTAGTCCTACTTGTGTTAGCTGTAAAATGGCTTGCCCACGCATTTCATCATTATAAGTATAGCCACGAACGTTGCCTCGGGTAGCGTATCGTTCGCACAGTTTAATCATCATGCGGGCTAGTGTAGGTGTAATTTGTCCAGCATCTTTGTCAAACTTACCTTTTTCCAAACTTCCCTTCCAGTGGCTTTTGCCCACACAGATTAGCTCATCTTCTTCATTAAATTTCCAATGCTGGAATGGTGGAAAGTTGACCTTGTCTCTATGATCAGCAAGGCTTTTTGGATTCTTTTTTCGTGTGCCATTTAACGGAATATGATCAAATGTCATGATCCTAAACACTACATCTAGCTTTTGAATCTTCTTATAATCAACTTCGCAGTCGGCTTGTTTGACTTTTTCGCCAGCACGTTTGCGAGTTTGATATTCTAAATCGCCTATTCTTTTAGCCTGATTTCGCTTGGCTTCTGCTATAGTGCGTATGTTTATTTTGTCTAAACTTGGCAAAATAATGTCATATTGATGATATTTTGGATCGGTAAAACTACAATAAGAGCTTTTACTACGGTGTATTTCCAGTAGCATGTCTTTATTGTTTAAGTAGTTAATTTTTGCTGTCATTAAAGAGTCCTCGTAAAGTAAATTATAAACTACGCACAGATTAAAGTCAAATAAATAGAGTATCAGGAGAACCAAATATTATGGGTCTATTCAATACAGCACAAGGATTAAACCAAGTACTAGGCAGTGCGCAAACTGCATTTGGTGCGATAGAAATTGCCAGAAGTTTGCCAACACAACTTGAAGGTCTTAATGCCTTCAGTGCAGACAACATTCGTACAATTGGCTTGCCTACAGCAGGAGAAGCAGTAGGAGACATATATAGTGCGGTGGCTAGTTTTGGTGGCGGAGATGCCCCTAGCAACGACTGGCGTGTTAGACTAAGTTTGCCCAAGTGGCCTTCCTTTAGAACAAGTCCGGTATTAAAGCCTTTGAAAGATTCAGGAGGTTTGATTTTTCCGTATACTCCAACTATAACAATAAATCAGCAAACAACATACTCACAAATGGCTCCTATTCATAACAATTATGCCTTTCAAGCATTTAAAAGTAGTGATCCGGGAACTATACAAATTGCGGCACCGATGTATGTTGAAGATGCTGAACAAGCATTGTATTGGATTGCAATGTTACATTATTTAAGAAGTGTTTCCAAAATGTTCAGCGGAAATGATCCAAAAGCTGGTAATCCGCCTCCTATTGTAAACTTAAACGGCTATGGAAATTTTGTGTTTAAAAATATACCAGTTGTCATAACCGGTTTCAACATTACATTAGAAAAAGATTGTGATTACATTGGATGTAATGTTGTAGGCAGTGCAATGGGAGCGGTATCGGGACTAGCAGATACAATTGGCGGCCTTGCAGATAACTTTGGTTTAGAAGATATTAGTAGTGTATCAGGAACACTTGGACAGATTGCAGGGTTGTTAGGAACGTTTGGCATTGGCGGCAGTACAAGCGGCGGTGTAACACATGTTCCTACAAAGAGTACATTTACAGTAACATTAAAACCAACATACAGCAGAACAAATGTTCGCAAGTTTAGCTTAGATCAATTTGTAACCGGCGGCTATATGTCTGGTTCAACAGGATACATTTAATATGGCTCGATACAGTGATAGTAGTCCGTGGTCTATAACACCATTTAAACAAAACTATCTTGATATTTTTAGTATCAGGACTGTTAGTGCAGAGTCGGATGACTTCTTATACACCATCCAAGCTCAGTATAACTTGCGTCCAGATTTGCTAGCATATGACTTGTACGGTGATCCTGCACTATGGTGGGTATTTGTTCAACGAAACATGGACATATTACAAGATCCTATTTTTGATTTTACAGCAGGTACAAAAATTTATATTCCAAAAAATAGTAGCCTTACAGAAATGCTAGGAATTTAATATGGCAAATAATGATGTTAAAGAAACAAGTACACCTGCCAGCGCCACAAGCCAATCTCAATCATCTAACAATGTGGCCACAGGAGCAGTTTCTGCACTAAGCGTTGGCGCTGGACTTGCCGGTGCATTGGGATTTAATGTTAATACCGGCTTCAAAGCACCCATGGGAAATCCCTTGCACAAATATGCAAGTTATACTCAAATTTTTACGCTGGCAATTTTAACTCCGGATTTAATTGCCAACCCTGACAAATATATTCTTAAAAAAACACCACTGCCTATCATTTTAAGATCAGCAGGCGGCAATCCAACAAACAGAGTTAAGACACCGTTTGGTAAATTTGATTTTTTCATTAACGATTTAGAAATTAAAAGTGTTTATGGATTTACACAAGGGTTAGGCAATACAAATGCCACGCTATTTGATTTTACTGTATCGGAACCTTTTAGCATGGGAATGTTTCCTATAGCTTTAAACGTTGCGGCGCAAAGCGTTATACCAAAATTTACGTACACTAGTTTTATGGATGCTACTTTCTTATTGAAGATTGAATTCATGGGCGAAGATCAAAATGGCAATATGATAAAAATACCAAACACTGATAAATTTTTACCTATAAAATTTAGAAGAGTAGATATGAGTGTTACAGAAGCAGGAGCTACTTACAAGTGCCAAGCACATGCCGCAGGAGATTCGCCGGCGATGAGATCAAATTCAAAACTTTTAACAAACATAACTGTTAAAGGTAGTACTGTTCAAGAAATATTACAAAGAGGCCCTGAAAGTTTACAAGCAATTATCAATGGCAGATTAAGAGAAACTGCTAAAGCGTTAGATAAGAATGGTAAAACTACTACAGTTGCCGACGAAGTAGTAATATTATTTCCATCAACAGACGACAAAGATATAAAAGACTCCGTGGAAGGCGAAAACGAAAAAGACACAAAGGCTTCAGCCGCGGCCCCTCCAAAGAACGATAACAAATCAACAGTTGTTGATAATTCTGAATTATTTGCAAAATTAAATCTAAGTCGAGGTGATGTAAAATTAAACAGCGAATCGTTAATACAAAAACAAATTAATTCAATAGGCGCGGCCAGCATGGGATATGATGCCGAACGTCAAGCTAAAACTGCCGCCGCTAACAGTGCCGATGTAGTTCCGCAAGAAGGCGCAAATGCAGGAAAAGTAGACCAATCAAAAACTTCAAAGAAAAATCCAAAAGTTAGCGAACATACTTTGCCACAAGACACTACAATACAAAATGCTATCAATCAAATTATTATGGTTAGTGATTATGGAGTTGACCAACTTAAAGCACCAGCCGACGATAACGGCATGAAAAAATGGTGGAGAATCGAAACTGCATATTACGAACTAGCGCAGACTGCAAATAAAACAACTGGGCAATGTCCAAAATTATTTGTTTACAAAGTAGTGCCTTACCTGTACCACCATACTAATTTTCCAATTCCAGGATCTTCGAGTCAAACATATAGTCGGCTACTTAAACAATGTATTAAAGTTTATAATTATATTTTTACTGGTAAAAATCAAGATATTTTAAAATTTAATTTAGATTTTGATGCTAAGTTTATGGTAGGTATTACTAACGATCTTGGCAATGTCCCGGAATCTGCTCCAACTACCGGAGGCGCTCCTGCCGCAAATGCTGGCCAAGAAGGCGGCGATCCTAAGGTGACAGGCAAAGGCGGTTTTAACTATATGTCTACGTATACTGCTACTCACACTTCTTACGATAAACAAAGTCAAGGCGGAGATGAAACTCCAGAAATTAGATCAGTGCGTATGATGTACGATGCGTTAACTTACGGATCTGATTTGCAAAACCTTGAAATGGATATAGTAGGAGACCCGTACTATCTAACTAGTAGCGGCGTAGGAAATTATAGTGCTAAACCTGATGCAAATTTAATGAATATTCTTTCGGACGGTAGTATAAATTATCAAAACGGTGAAGTTGATATTGCCGTTATTTTTAAAACTCCGTTAGATGTCAATCCAAGTACTGGTTTGTATACTATGACTGGAAAAGCTGTTGGCGAATTTAGCGGCCTGTATAAAATAAAAACAGTAACCCATAGATTTAAAGACGGACAGTTTACACAAAGTATTTCAGGCTCTCGCAGATCATTTACCAAAGACGATAAAAAGACAGTGGTATACGATCCTACCCCAGTGCCTGGTCGTCCTAGAGGAGGACAATAATGGGATATCAAGATTTTAGTAACCAACGCCCTGCCGCTAATATTGCGCCCAGTGGCAAAAACCCTGGCCCATTTTTAGCTAGAGTAATTGACAATAGAGACCCTGATAGAGAAGGTGCTATACGTGTTCAAATTATTCACGAAGGCTCAACCGGCTCAAGAGCATTAGGCGAATCTATAACAGCTTATTATTTGAGTCATTACTGGAGCGGCACAGCTCAAGAATATAATGGATCAGCAGACTCATTTCAAGATACACAAAAAACTTGGGGCATGTGGATACCAACTCCTGAAATAGGATCAGTAGTTGTAGTAATTTATTTAGAAGGCAATAGCGGCCGTGCATTATGGCTTGGCGGCATAATCCACTCGCGAATTGACAAATATAAAAATTTTGCTGTACCTGACAGTGCGGCCACAACATATAATACAGATGATAATAGTAAACGTTTACCAGTGGCAGAGTACAATGCTAACACTCAAGAAAGCGGTCCTCCAGAAACTACACTTTTAAAACCTGTTAATCCTATCAAAGAAATTTTTGATGCTCAAGGACTTTTAGAAGACGACACTAGAGGAATCACATCAAGTAGTGCTCGTAGAGAAACTCCTAGCAAAGTATTTGGATTTAACACGCCAGGCCCAATTGATTATGCAAGTCCTAAAAAAGATACAGGAACTCCAGGAAATGTAAATTTAGCATTTGTACACAAATTAGGCGGTAGCTCGTTTGTAATGGATGACGGAGATGATACATTTTTTAGAAAAACTCCTGACGGCGAAGGTCCTCCAGAATATGTAGAAGGATTAGGCAAAGGCGATGATACCATTCCACACAATGATTTGGTGCGTATCAGAACACGTACCGGGCACCAGATACTTTTACATAACAGCGAAGATTTAATTTATATTGGCAATGCTAAAGGTACAACTTGGATAGAATTAACCAGCAATGGTAAAATTGATATCTATGCTAAAGATAGTATCAGTATACATACAGAAAATGATTTAAACATTCGTGCTGATAATGATATTAATTTTGAAGCAGGCAAAAATATCAATTTAAAATCTAATGGCAAGACACATTTAGAATCTAAACTTGATTTAGAAATTTTGTCGTTAGCCGGAGCAACTGTTTCAGCAACCAAAGCAATAGGTATGATATCTGCGGACAATCTTATTATAAATGCCCAGATGGTACATTTGAATAGTCCAGGGCAAGTAGTAATACCACCTATACCTTTAAAAACACATTTGAATCTTACAGAAGTAGAAGGTACAACGATTGAATCTATACTGTTACGTATTCCTACTCACGAACCTTGGCCATGCCATGAAAACTTAAATCCTGCAGACTTTATGCCGGAAAAAACTAATATTACAACAGGATCCGCCGCCTCAGCACCAAAGTACTGGAAGTTATACTCTGCACCGGCAGACACCTTTAAACAAGGAAATTAATTATGGCATCAACATTATACGATAAAATTACATTACCGGCTGTGCCAGTAACTGCCACACCAATCCCGCAAGCATACAAAGGATTTAGTACAGTTAATCAAGCATCACAAGGATATGCATTATATGATTTAGAATTAATTAAGCAAGATTTACTTAATCAATTTCATACCCGTAAGGGCGAGCGTTTAATGAATCCTAACTTTGGAACAGTAATTTGGGACAATTTATTTGAGCCAATGACAGAAGATCTTAAACAAACTATTGTATCTAATGTTAACGAAATTATCAATTACGATCCTCGTTTGGTTGCAAAAAATGTCATTGTTACCACCTATGAAAGTGGAATACAGATAGAATGTATATTGCAATACCTGCCCTACAACATTCAACAAAGCATGCAATTACGCTTTGATCAAACAAACGGACTACTGTCTACATAATATACGTACATATTAAAAATCAATAAATATTGATAATAGGATAAAACATGAGCGCAACAGATAGACAAAATAGACTGCTAGTAGCCAAAGATTGGACTAAGGTATACCAGTCTTTCC